GGTTTACACCATCAGCCAGGGCAAAAATGATATTGCCGGAAAAAGAAAATAATAATGATAATGATTTTGATTAATGGAAATGCCAAGTAAATATTTTTATGATAAAAAAGCAGCAGAAAAAGCTGTTAATTGGATTGAAAAATATGTTACCCATGTAAAGGGTGAATTGCAAGGCAAACCCGTAATTTTAGAAGATTGGCAAAAAAATGATATTGTAAAACCATTGTTTGGTTGGAAAAATAAACAAACTAAATTAAGAAAATACAGAACTATTTATATTGAATTACCCCGGAAAAATGCGAAATCAACCCTGGCAGCAGCAATTGGATTATATCTATTAACAGCAGATGGTGAACCCGGTGCTGAAATATATAGTGCGGCAGCTGATCGCGGGCAGGCTGGGATTATTTTTGATGTTGCCAAAAGAATGGTGATCCAAAGAAAAGCATTATCAATGAGGGTTAACACCTGGAGAAATTCAATTGAATATCCAAAAACTGCTTCTAATTATAAAGCCATATCCGCAGATGCATCAACAAAGCATGGATTTAACGCGCATGGAATTATTTTTGATGAACTGCATACACAAAAAAACCGGGAATTATTTGATGTGCTAACAACATCGGTTGGTTCAAGGCGGCAACCGGTAACCCTGTTACTAACAACAGCTGGTACAGATCGCAATTCAATTTGTTATGAAATGCACGAATATGCGCGAAAAGTAAAGGATGGAGTTATTGAAGATGATACATTTTTAGGCATAGTTTATTCTGCACCCAAAGAAATGGATATTTTTGATCTTAAAACTTGGAAGCTGGCAAACCCTGGTTTTGGATCAATAGTTAAAGCTGATTATATTGAATCCGAAGCACAGCGAATAAGAAACAACCCAAACCGGGAAAATGCGTTTCGGCAATTACATTTAAATCAATGGACCAGTAATATTTATTCATGGGTTTCAGATGATGTATGGATGGCATGTAATTTAGAAAAAATTAATGAAGCTGATTTTTATGGTTCTGATGTTGTTTTGGGATTGGATTTAGCTTCAACAGATGATACAACATCTTTGATTTGTTTGTTTGTTGATGGTGCAAATATATTGGGGATTATGCCATTTATTTGGATACCCCAGGAAATGATTGAAACAAGGCAAAACCGGGGTGATCTACTCTATAAAAATTGGCATGACCAGGGTTATTTATTATCAACACCTGGAAATGTAACTGATTACAGGATAATAGAAGATACCATTTTAAAAATACATGATAAATTTAATATTAAAAAAATTGGTTTTGACAAATGGAACAGCAGCCAACTAATTATTAATCTAACTGATTCAATTGATCCAAATGTATTTGATAAGGTTGAAATGAATATTGGTAATTTATCCGAACCAACAAAGCGGTTTTATTCACTTATAAAAAACAAGAAAATAAATCATGGAGGGCATCCAGTATTGCGCTGGATGATGTCAAATGTGATGATTTGGGAAGATACAAATGAAAATATAAGACCATCAAAAAAAAGCAGTACAGATAAAATTGATGGAATTATGGCAATCATTATTGCCCTGGCATCCTTTTGGAGTAACCCGGAAAATGATGATATTGATAAAAGATTTTTAAATGATGGTTTCACTAAAATATAATTAAAATGTTAGATGAAAAAGCAAAATTATTAATGACCGCAAAAGGATATGATAAAGCATTTACCAATATTTTATCCAGCGCAAAAGTAACAACCCAGGTTGAAGCATTTCAAATTTTGGAACAGGAATATAAAAGTTATTTTGGAAAAACTAAATATACCAATTTTCAGAGTTACCGACAAGCCAGGGATAAAAGATTAAAAAGAAAATAATATAAATTAATGGGAGAGTATGAAACAAAAGGTTAAAATAAATAAGATTAAAGGCAACCCAAGTAATCCAAGAATTATTAAAGATGAGAAGTTTAAAAAGTTAGTAAAGTCAATAGATGGCTTTCCGGAGATGTTAGAGAAAAGACCAATAGTTGTAGATGATGATATGATGGTGCTTGGTGGCAACATGAGATGGAAAGCCTGTAAAGATGCTGGACTAAAAGAAGTGTGGATAGATGTAGCAGAGGGATGGACACAGGATCAAAAAGATGAATTTATAATAAAAGACAATGCCAATTTCGGAGAATGGGATTGGGATATATTGGTAAATGAATGGGATAGTGTACAACTTGCAGAATGGGGTTTAGATGTATGGGAAAATGAAGATGATAAAATAGCTGAAGCAGGTTTAATAGAAGATGATGAAATACCTGAAGTAAAAGAAAGCAAAGTAAAGCGAGGGGATATTTGGAAACTTGGGGAGCATAGAATAATGTGTGGAGATAGCACAAGCTCAGATGATGTTGCTAAACTAATGAATGGAGAAAAAGCTGATTTTGTGTTTACAGATCCCCCCTACGGAATGAATGCAGTAAGTAAAAGCGGAGTATTAAGCTCAAGATACAAAACTGATATTATAGGAGATGACAATACAGATGTTGCGAGGGATTCATTCTCTTTAATTAATAGCTTGTATGATTGTAAACAAATATGGTGGGGGGCTAATTACTACTCAGAATTTTTACCGAGTGCTGAAGGGTGGATAGTTTGGGATAAAAACAATGGAGGGAGCGACCAAACAGACTGCGAATTGGCTTGGACTAACTTTAGGAGTGTTTGTAGATTATATAAAAAAGCAAGTGAAAAAAGAAACAGAATACATCCAACACAAAAACCTGTAGAATTGTTTTTATGGTCAATTAAAAAATTTAAGGTTGAATTTAATATTGTGTTAGATTTATTTTTAGGCAGTGGCTCAACATTAATAGCAGCAGAAAAGTTAAATAGAAAATGTTATGGTATGGAATTAGATGAAAAGTATTGTGATGTTATAATAGAAAGATGGGAACAATTTACAGGACAAAAAGCAATTAAAAATGGATAAATGTATTTTTTATGATTTACATAAAAGGCGGAGATTTAAAATATATTTGAAGGGAAAATCAAAGTCTTTGTTTAATTAATGATCTTATTGATGTGATCCGGCAATGGTGCGATAAACACACATAATTTTATAAGTTATCAACAAAGGTTGTTCAAAGAAAGGTAACATGATGTTGATAGAAAGGTAACCAAGTTACATTGACAAATTTTTAATCCCGCCATATTTTTGCGCCATACATTTTTTAAAAAAGTATGGCATCAACAAAATATAAAATTTTTGGCATTCCTGTATGGGAAAAACGAAGTTCAGATTTAGGAACTTATAAAAATCCATCTTCCAGGTTAGTTGATATTATGGGCGGTGAATCAGCAACCGGTATTGCAGTTACCCAACAAACTGCATTAACATTTTCAGCAGTTTGGGCATGTGTTAGAATATTATCAAATACAGTTGCCATGCTGCCATTTGGTGTTTATAAACAATCAAATGGAGAAAAACAATATTCACCAAAACATCCCATTCATCCAATAATTCATTCAGAACCCAATAAAATAATGTCTGCATTCACCTGGCGGCAAGTAATGCAATCACATGCTACTTTAAAGGGAAATGCATATTCAATAATAAAAAGAAACGGATCATACCGACCAACAGCTTTAAAATTAATTCAAAACCCGGATGATGTGCAGCCGTTTGAATATAATGATGATCTGTTTTATAAAATAAAGGGTTATGATAATCCTTTCCAGGCAGATGATGTTTTTCATATTCGCGGGCTTGGATTTGATGGAATACAAGGTAAATCAGTTTTAACTGTTGCCAGGGAAAGCATTGGATCAGCTTTAGCTATGCAAAAATATGGCGGCACTATTTTTAAAAATGGTGGGGCAAAGCGGGTTGCGTTAACACACAATTCTGTTGTAAAAGATGTAAATGCGCGCAAAAACATTTTAAACAGTTGGAATGATACCTATGGCGGAGCTAATAAATTAAATGATGTTGCATTAATTGATGGTGGTTTTGATGTTAAGGAAATTGGAATGAATCCGGAAGATGCGCAATTTATTGGATCGCGTGAATTTTCAGTTAATGAAATTGCAAGGTATTTTGGTTTGATCATGGATTTATTGGCAACCGATAAAAACCCAACCTATGCATCAGCAGAACAAAGGGCAATTGATTTTATAAAATATACAATGACTCCTTGGCTGGTAACATGGGAAAGTGAAGTTAACAGGAAATTATTTAATGAATCTGAAAAATCAGATTATTATTCAAAATTTACATTGGAAGGATTATTACGCGGAGATGCAAAAGCCAGGGCGGAATATTACAAAGATATGTTTTATATCGGTGCATTAAACCGGGATGAAATTAGAGCATTGGAAGAAAGGAATAAAATAGTTGGCGGTGATAAATATTATTTGCAAACAAACATGGCAGAAGCAAATGATTTAGAAAAAATACATGATAAAACCAAATCATAAATGGAAACAAAAAACAAAATATTACAGCGTTTTTCTGATTGTGAAATAAAAGTGGAGCAGCGCGAAGATGGCGAAGAAACCAGGAAAATAACAGGATATGCAGCTGTTTTTAACAAATGGTCCAATCCCCTGGGAATGGATGGCTGGTTTAGGGAAAAAATTGATGCGCGGGCATTTGATAATGTTTTAAATGATGATGTTGTTGCGGTTTTTAACCATGATAATAATATCATTTTGGCCAGGAATAAAAAAACATTAAATCTTTTAATTGATGAAATTGGTTTGCGCTATGAATTTGATGCACCTAAATCACCAAATGGAGATAATATTTTGGCAGCTGTTGAACGGGGTGATATAGTTGGATCATCATTTAGGTTTATTCCTAAAACAACACAATGGCAACCAAGTGATCAAGATGGAATTGAAGAAGATAGAACAATTACTGAAATCAGTAATTTGATTGATGTTGGACCGGTAACATTTCCGGCATATCCGGACAGCACAGCCAGCGCAGATATGCGAGATTTTGAAGCTGCTAA